CGCTGATACTTCATTAGATAAATTAAGGACACATTATGAGTAATAGAAGTTATTTTGAAGAAGACGATGACATTAGAGAACTCAAAGCGCAAGACTTTTGGGAAGCTCGTCGATACAACATTCTGAGAGCAAATCCAATATGCTCAGACCCCGATCATCCTGGTTGCGACAATTGCATGGGGGACGAAGATGACAATTAAATTTTTCTACACCGGCAACGAAACAACTCGTACGTTTCCTCGCACATTAGCTGAGGCATTTCCCGCAACCCCACAACCCAATTTCGAGGATGATATGGATAACGAAGATAAATTAATCTGTTTGATTTGCGTAATCATGTTTGTGTTTACATTTACTTTAATGTTTTTGGGGGTTGTATGACTATCAACGACTTACTCAAACTTAACGTAAACGACCATACAGAGAAAAAAGGACAACTAACATACCTATCATGGGCGTGGGCATGGGCAAAAGCACTAGAAGCTGATCCAGGCGCTACATGGGACGTACAAATGTTCAACGACAAGTGTTTCATGGAAGTTAACGGAACTGCTATGGTGTTTGTCACAACTCAGTTATTTGGCAAACAAATGACTTGTCAACTTCCAGTAATGGATCACAGAAATAAGGCAATCATAAACCCTGATGCGTTTCAGGTTAATACTGCAATTATGCGATGCATGACAAAATCATTGTCATTGCATGGTCTTGGTCTATACATTTATGCTGGTGAGGACTTGCCCCAAGGTGAAGAACCTGAATCTTCTGTCAATGAGTCAGAAATGGCTGACTATATGGCTTTGTTTGAAGAATGTGTATCAATTGAAGCATTACAAAAAGCATTTGTGCAGGCAATTGCTGCAACAGATGGTGACAAAGATTGGCAAAAGAAACTTATAGGTAAAAAAGACGAGTGCAAAAAGAAACTTGGGGGTTTCAAATGACAAATAAAACTATTTTAGTTACAGGTGGCGCTGGTTTTATTGGTTCTCATTTGTGTTCAAAATTAATTGAAAATAATTGTTTTGTTTATTGTGTAGATAATTTATCAACTGGCTCAAAAAAAAATATAAATCATTTATTATCATTTGAAAATTTTAAATTTATTGAACATGATATTACTTGCAGTTTTGATTATGATAAAAAAATTAATGAAATTTATAATTTAGCTTGTCCAGCATCACCTATACATTATCAAAAAGATCCTATAAAAACAATAAAAACAAATGTATTAGGCTCAATTAATATGTTAGATTTTGCTCAAAAAATTAAAGCAAAGATTTTACAAGCATCAACTAGTGAAGTATATGGTGATCCTTTGCAGCATCCGCAAGTTGAATCATACTTTGGAAATGTAAACCCGATTGGAGTTAGGTCTTGTTATGACGAAGGAAAAAGATGTGCTGAAACTTTGTTTTTTGATTACTTTAGACAAAAAAATTTAAATATTAAAGTTGCAAGAATATTTAATACATATGGACCCAAAATGCAATTTGATGATGGTAGAGTTGTTTCAAATTTCATTGTTCAATGTTTATTAAATGAAGCAATAACAATTTATGGCAATGGGTCGCAAACAAGATCATTTTGTTATGTTGATGATATGGTCGATGGTTTAATAAAATTAATGAATACTTCTAAGTCAGTTACTGGCCCTTTGAATTTAGGAAATACTGGTGAAATTAGTATTAAAGATTTATCATCAATTATTGTTGAAATTACAAAATCTAAATCATCAATTAGATTTTTAAATTTACCGCAAGATGATCCAAAGCAAAGAAAACCAAATATTGATTTAGCTTATAAAGAAATTTTATGGTTACCTAAAGTTGGTATTTATGAAGGTTTAACAAAAACTATCAAATATTTTAAGGAAAACTTATGAAAGAAACAATATTTAGATTAGAGTTGCGTGATTATTTTGCAAGCCAAGCCCTTATTGGTATTATTTTTGGACGCAAAACAATCAACAAAGAAGTCATTGAGCTATCTTACAAAGTTGCAGATGCAATGCTTGTAGAACGTGAGTTTAAAAAAATTGAGCCTAGAGGCATAAATGGAGGTGTAGATGAATGATATTGAACAAGGCACAGAAGAATGGTTTGCCATACGTTGCGGAAAAGTAACAGCATCCAGAATTGCGGACATTATTGCCACGACAAAGTCAGGTTACTCTGCCAGTCGTGTCAATTACGAGGCGCAACTTATTTGCGAGATTTTGACTGGCAAACCAGCGGAATCTTTTACAAATGCTGCGATGGCATGGGGTACAGAGACAGAGCCATTGGCAAGGGCGCAATACGAGTTGAAAACTGGCAACATGGTCAACCAGATTGGGTTTGTTGTACATCCAAAGATTGAACAAGCTGGAGCATCTCCAGATGGTTTGGTTGATAATGATGGACTCATAGAAATCAAATGCCCTAATACCAGTACGCACTTAGATACACTTTTGTCTCAAAAAGTACCATCCAAATACATTACACAGATGACTTGGCAAATGCTTTGTACAGGTAGAAAGTGGACAGATTTTGTGAGTTATGATCCTAGATTACCTGATAATCTACAACTCTTTATTCAACGTATACCATTGGATACAGAGTACGGCAAAAAGCTAGAGTCTGAGGTAAAAGGGTTTTTGGAAGAAGTAAACGAAAAAATAGTTAAATTAAGGAAAATAAATGTCTAAAGTAACGCAAGAAGTCACAGCTGTCGTTGGAAAGTTTAAAGACCAAAATGGTCAGGAAAAGAACCGCTATCAACGAATTGGGTCAATCATTGAAACGAAAAACGGCCCAATGCTAAAAATTGACAACATTCCTGTTTGTGAGCCTGCTTGGTCTGGTTGGGCATACTTGAATGAGCCAAGAGAAAAGAAGCCTGTTGACGACATTGGTTTTTAAGTTTTTGGGCGGTCTACTGTGTTAGCTACAGTATCTCAAATAGGTTAAGTCATATTTGGAGAATGGGAAACGCTGCTTTATGCGAACCGCCCAATTTAATGATAAATAAAGGTAAATTATGAAAACATTTAATATATTTGAAGAGTTGAGCGCAATGGTTAGTCGTGGATTTGCTCGTGCTACAGACCCACAAACGTCTAAAGAAGCTGGGGCAAGTGTCAATGTCAGTAAGATAGAAAAAGTCGTTCTAGATGCGATTAAAGCCTTTCCTGGCGGTTGTATATTGCAAGACATAGAACACGCATTGCCAGAGATCAGACAAAGCTCTATATCTCCCAGAATTCGTCCATTGATTCGCAAAGGATTAATCATTGATACAGGCAAAGTCAGACCAAGTTTTAGTGGTAGAAACCAACGTGTTTTAAAGGCACTTGTATGACTAAAGAATATACTTTTCATTCACCGCCTAAGCCAAATATAAAGTTTAGACTTGGCAAAGATAGCAACATAACTTTTCACAGTTATTCACCAAAACTGCCTAATGCTTTTCAAAGATGGATGTTAAAAATATTGTTGAATATTTATATGGAGTTGATATGACTAAAGAAGTAATGAAACTGCCGCTATCGGAACAATTGCGCCAAATTCCTGATGACATTCGTATCGGTATTTCAACCAAGAACGCAATCGGATGCAACGACACAACATGGATTTCCGTCGGAGCTTTGTGCCATGAAGCCGCAGAAGCACTGGCCAAGCAAGAGCAAGACGAGCCTGTGGCATATTTCAATCCGCAAAAAGGCGGTTTTTACTGGGCAAAGCCAACAAAGATTGAAGCACCAGTATCAGTCGATGTTGAGCCATTGCCTCTTTACACCACACCACAAGGGTGCGATGAATGTGGGGTTGGTGGTGGTTATGCGCTGTATTGCCTTGCGTGCGCTGAAAAGTTTTTTGGTAATAAAGAATGGGTAGGTTTGACATCAGAAGATATTTATGCTTGTGATGAACAATCTAAACTTCCTAAGTATGAAATTACCAATGCTGACTTACAAGCATTTGCTTACGCCATCGAAGCTAAATTAAGAGAGAAAAACACATGATTGAATACGACTTTGAAGGATATGCCAAGTCTCAAATTGATAAAGCATTAGGTTATTTAGAAGGATTTAGTAAGGGATACCATCAAGCTAAATCAGAATGGGTAGAATTGACTGATGAGGAAATATTAACTGAATGGTTCAAAATTTTTGCTCCTGAACCTGGTATTGGAAAAAATGTTACTAGTGGTGTATTTGAATTTGCAAAGGCAATATTAAAAATAGCACAAACAAATTGCAACAAATTTTGTGGTGAAATTGAGTGCAAAGAAAATAAAACTGGATGTAAAAGGCAAAAAACAAATGAAACATAAGAACTATGACGTAATAGTAGCTTGGGCAAATGGTGAAAAGATTGAATACAATCATCCTAAAAATGGTTGGATTGAAGTTCATGGTGCAACTCCAAACTTTGGTGGGACTGTACAATTTAGGATTAAGAAACCGCCACAAGATTTTGCCATTGCTGCCAATGTCGTTTTCAATCAAAAGACCAATGGCGAATATTTAGACTTTAGTAAATACGGCAAACAAAACGTGGAGTTTATATTTGACGGAGAAACTCAAATGCTAAAGGACGTTAAATGCTTAATTTCCTAACGATTGTGTCAATATTACTTTTGTGTGCATTTGTGTTATTTATGATACTTTTGGGCTTTTTTGCGTTGTTTATGATACTTTTGTTGTATTTAAATTAAAAAATATTTGTAAATAAAGATAATGAAAGTTTCATAAAACTCAACTAACATTTAACAGCAATTTTGCAGATTAACACAGGGAATGTTAAATGGAACACAATCTAGTTATTGAAGGTTACGATTTCAAATTGGAAGTTGAGTGCGAAGATTTTGCTTTTATCGCTGCTATCCAAGAATTTGTAGCTTCTATTGTTGCTGATGCTGAAGAAGAGTACGAAATTATTTGGGAAGACGAGACAGAAGACGAAATCGAAGAGTAATTAAATTAACCTAGTGGGGATTAGTCTCCATTAGGTTACTTAATGTGTTACTTTGTGTCTAGTATTGCTTTACATTAATAACTTCGCCTCGAAACTGAATAGTGTCTTTGGTATGCACCATAGCCAGTTCGGGCATTAACATGACACCATTTTTAAAGGTAAGAATGGCAAACCCTGATCTCCAGTTGACAGGGTTTTGTTCTACATAATCAAACTGTGGGCCGTAAATGTCTGCCAAAGTACCTGTATCGACTCCGTACCTGATTCCGTTGTAGTCGGTATAGGGTGTTACTTTAAGTGAATGTAGATGCCCTGTAACCATGCTAACCCCGCTTGTTGCCGTATTATTGTGGGTAGCGTGTATTCCCCCCTTATTGCGGTGTTTGACGATTACAGACTCATTTAACCATACTGACCAACAGGGTTTCCAAGATGGGAAATGATCTTTTAGATTAAATCCAGCAACCTTTTCATACATGGGAGCGTGGGATGATAGATAGGTAGAGAACCTAGCATCATGATTACCAAAGCTCCAATACAAATGTACGTTATGTCTTACGGCTTTAGCAACTTCTTCTATTTCACCCATTGATGCAGAACAGGCTTTTAATTCTTCTACAACTGAAGGTTCTCTGCCTGACCCCCACATAATTGATTTATGAGTGCTACAACTTGATCCATCAAATACATCCCCATTAGCTATAACTGCTTTGGGTGCTAATGTGGATATTGCCCACAATAATCCTTTAAATGCAGTAGTACGGATGCCAGGCCAGAAATGTGCATCTGAGAATACTACGACTGATCCGTTGAGTATGCCAAGGTCTATCTTTCTTTCTATCTTATGATAATCCACATGACCAGTTGGGATTACAAACCCCTTTTCTTCCATTCTTTGTTTTCTTCTGACTAGATTTCTTAAATCTACGTTAAGAAACCTTGCTGCTGCTTTAGCACTTCCATGTTTTTGAAATGCTTCGAGAATCTCTTCGTCAGTATGTTTTATCATATAAACTTGAAGTAAAGAATTAACTGTCGTTTATAACATTAATTTGTTACAATTCAAACCACTTGACAAACAAAGTTATAATGCGAAAATAAAGATTCCAATTTTTTATTAAGGAAACAAAATGGGATACTACGGTAAAGAAAAAGAGCCGAAAGGCGTTACCGCTTCTGATCGCACAGGCGAGAAGATGGGTAGTGAGAAAGGCCCAAACAGCATGAAGGGCGTACCTAGCGTAACTGGTGCTAAAGCTCCAAAAGGCGCAACATCTAGCGACACATCTGGAGAGCGTAGAGCTGCTCTAGCTGGTGGCGTAGGTCTTGGTAAAGCTGATGGACTTGGTATGCGTTCTAGCGCCCACATGGGTAAAAACGATGCTTACGTTGGTGAGATGAACACAGGCTCTAAAGAGCACAACTGTTACGATCACAAGCGTGTGCCACACGTTCAAGATTCGATGTAAAATAGCGAAACCCCACAACATTGTGTCGATGCGTGGGGTTTCTAGCCAAAGTAAGTAAGGAGACTTAAATTGGATAAAGAAGATTGTAGTTTATGTAGGTTTTTTGATCTACAAAATAATATGCAGTTGGGGCAATGTAAGAGATTCCCAACTTATCAGAACAGAAGCCCGAACGAATGGTGCGGTGAATTCAAGTTCAAGTTTGACAGAGATGCAGTTGCCGAAAAAGCGACTTTAGCCCCGACCCAAGCGGTTGGGGACTTTTCTGCGGATGTCGCAGAAGCTAGAGAAGTTTTGAAGCCAAAAAACAACAAACTTAGTCGGAGGCAAATACCATGAAGCCAATCCGAGACAAGATCATTGTCAAACCCATACCAAGAATCGTATCGACTTTGTATATACAAACCGCAGAAGCTGATTCTATTGGTCACGTTGTAGCGGTCGGTGCTGAAGCTGCAGACGAGGGATTAAAAGTAGGTGATAAGATATACTTTGGAACACTTGCAGAAGATTACAAAGACGAGTATCTTAAATACTTTGAGTTCAAGGATGATGGCGAAAAGCTAATTGTCATGTCATGGAAAGACGTTTGTTTTATAGAGGATCCAGAAAATGCCACTAATTAAGTCAACCAAAAAAGAAGCATTTAAGAAAAATATATCCACAGAGGTCAAGGCTGGTCGTCCAGTCAAGCAGGCAGTAGCAATTGCATATTCTGAAAAACGTGAGGCTGAAAAAGCCAAGAAAAAAAAATGAAAGCCAGTTTAGCCGTCCATTTATTAATTGCAATGGGTGTAGACGAATATGTTTTTATGAAGTGGCAGGCTGGTGCAAACCCACATTCAACTAAAAAAGGCCCAGGTCGTAAACACAAACAAGGTAAAAAATGATTAAATTAGACTTTTCACACACAGTACAAGAACTAGAACTCATCCTCGCTGGACTCAGAAAGCTCCCGATGGAGTTGGTAGTCGATCTGCACAACAAGCTTAACGTAGAGGGCAAAAAGCAATTTGACGCTCATCCTGAGAACCCAGCTAATCAACCTACAGATGTAGAACCAAAAGAATAATCATGGAAACTCGCCCAGTAGGAAGACCAAGTAAATACGATCCAAGCTATTGTCAGATAGCTATCGAGCAAGGTCGTCTGGGCAAGTCAATTGAATCCATTGGTTGTACTTTGGGTGTAGGTACTAAAACTTTATACAACTGGAGAGATCAATATCCAGAATTTTTACATGCCTTGGAACTTGCACAGCAATACGAGTTAGAGTGGTGGGAGACAATAGCTCAAACTCACATGGTCGAGAACAAAGAAAGCGACAGGCTAAACGCATCAATTTGGTCTAGATCAATGGCAGCAAGATTCCCGAAGAAGTACAGGGAAAGCGTAAAACAAGAAATAACTGGTGCTGATGGAGCGCCATTGGTCACTAACATAGCTGTTAACTTCGTCAAGCCAGATGAAAGTTGATGCAGAGTTTCCTCAGAAGCTGCAATGTTTATTTAACCCTGAGTATTCACGATATAGGGTTTTATACGGAGGACGAGGAGGCGCTAAGTCTTGGGGGGTTGCTAGAGCGTTACTAATTAAAGGCGCACAAAAGACATTGAGAGTGCTTTGCGCTCGTGAGTACATGACCTCTATGAAAGATTCTGTACACAAATTACTGTCCGATCAGGTTATGGCGCTGAAACTGGATGGATTTTACGAAATCACACAGAACACAATTCGAGGCAAAAACGGCACAGAGTTTAACTTTGTCGGTTTGAAGAACAATATTGCTAACGTAAAGTCTCACGAGGGTGCTGACATTTGCTGGGTAGAAGAAGCGCAAAGTGTTAGCAGAATGTCGTGGGACGTTCTAATTCCTACAATTCGTAAAGAAAACTCCGAGATATGGATTTCTTTTAACCCTGAGTTAGAGACAGACGAAACTTACGTAAGGTTTGTGCTAAATCCTCCGCCCAATTCTGTAGTGACAAAAATCAACTGGTCTGATAACCCTTGGTTTCCGCAAACGCTGAAGGATGAGAAAGACCAGCTCAAAGCACGAGATGTTGAGGCATACAACACAGTTTGGGAAGGTTTGTGCCGTAAGACTGTGGATGGTGCGATATTTCAAAAAGAAATACAAATGGCTGAGTTGGACGGACGAATCACAAGAGTTCCGTATGATGCTACAAAGCCAGTTCACATGATTTTTGACCTTGGATGGTCTGACAATACTGCCATTTGGTTTCTCCAGTTTGTTGGCATGGAGACTAGGCTTATTCGTTACTTTGAGGTTAACCAAACCAAGATAAGCGACATTCTCGCTAAGTGCCAGACATTTGGATACGTCTTTGATACGCTTTGGCTACCGCATGATGCAGAGAATAAGACTTTGGCGGGTAATGGAAGATCAATCGAGGAGATAGTTAGAGCTGCAGGGTTTAAAACCAGAATATTACCT